CCCTTGCCCCCCCTCCCGTATCTGCCGTTACAAACTTGTCTAGACCCTTAAATAAGCCTACCACCGCTTTAGCTTGTCTCAGTTGTCCTTCATCTGTAGCTAATAGTCTCTGTTCTCTTCTTGCGTCCACCTGTTTAAAAAGCCTTTCCAGAGAACGCAAGAATCTATCATTTTGAGTTTCAATTACCCCACTAAATATTTTAACATCCTGTCGAGCCAAAAGCTCTTCAAACTGTGCAATTTCGATTGGCTGATCCAGAAGGTCTCTGATCTTAGTAAGTAATTTTACTTCTTCCGTAGTTGAACCCACAATAGCGCTAGCCTGCTCGACAGTTATCCCGCCGGGGACTATCTTGTTAAGCTCAGTGACCATTGCAAGACGTTCTGCCTGTTGGCCGGTAGCCTGCGGTCTCTTTATCAGAGTGAAAATCCCTTTAACTTCTTTGAATACCGCACCTTGGGCTTTTAATGTCTCTCTTACCTCTTTCTCTTGGATGTTACCCAATTGAAGCAATTGTAATCCGAAGTCGTTTAGCTCTCCAAAAATTGGAACTTCGCCCAGAGATTGGAAGGTCTGTCGTCCCACGCCCCTTCTACTTTGCGGTATCCCTGATAATCCACCTACGTTAGCTTGCCCAAGCCTTCCTCTAAATTGACCACCCTTCCCTCTTTGCGTGCCTTCTGCTATCTGTCCAAGCGCGGATACTGTATTGTTTTGTATCGTTTTAGTAATCCTTAAGGCTGTTGCACCCTCCCTGCGTTGCTTGTCACTTCCAAAAACTAAGTTCGACAAAAAGTCTCGTTTTTGCTTTCCTACACCTGATTCTTTAGCTCGCTTCTTCTCTAAGATGGCAACTTCTTTACTGGTATCTCCTAGCTCCTTCAACGCTGCTGATGCACGCTTAAGTTGTGCGATTTGTTCAACTGTACGGTCTCGTATAGCTTTGGACTTCTCATCATTGTTTGACAAAGATACTTGGTTTGCGTCTATCTGTTCTCTAAGATTCTTATATCGGTTTATTAAGGAAGCTACCGACATCTCAATCGGTTTATTATCGGTAGTGGTTTGTTTTCCAAGTAGCTTTCTAGCCCTTTCTACTCTACGATTCGTTAATTCTTCCAGAGTCCGCTCTCTGCCAGAAAGCTTAGCCAATTTTTCCGATCTCGCATCTTCCAAATCCAAAACTGCTTTCTGTTTCTCAGTAACATTACTTTCTAGCTCAATCCGTTTCGCAAATAACTGCTGCAAAACTTGGTTATGTTTGTTCTGGAGATTGGCAGCTTCCTGCTGGGCTTCGAATGTACCTTGAAGAGCCTCTCCAAGTTCCTTAGCGGCGAGTTCAGGTCTATTTGTAAATTGCTTACGTTTACTATCGACACCTAACATTTGCAAAATTTTTACTTCCAATTGTCGTTTAATAACCGTCGATTCTTTACCTAGATTAAGCCCTTTTAGTACTTTGGTTGCAAAATCTTCTTTTCCAAGTTTATCAACATCTCCACTAACTGCGCGGATAGCATTAGGTAAGTTCGCAATTGCGTTAGCGGCTGCTTTAGTGTTATTTGTTAGCTTGTTAACAAAATCTTCTTTTAGCCCTGATCGTTTTAAGAAGTTGGCATTACGCTCAACCTCTTTATTGAACACCTTCATGTCTAATATGTCTTCTGGCTTCTTTGTTATCTCTGTAAGTTGCGCTATTGCTGGAGAAGTAAATCTGTCTCCAAGCTGTCCAAGTCCCGACGCAAAGAAGAGCAGGGTTTCTGTAGTCTTAGAAATATCTTGAGACATCGTTCTTAAAGCACCAGAAACATTAGCAGCGTCTTGAGCAAACTCAGCCGATTCTCTCAAGGCTTTGTTTAGTCTCGCTTGAATAAATGCTGCTTCAGTTGCTTCCGCCGACTGCTTGTGTAAAGCAGCTATATACTCTCTGCTAGATATTCCTTGAGATTTAGCTACTTCATCAATATGTTTCCCAAAGTTACCTACAAAACGTTTTACGACTCCTGCACTTTTTTCTTGTTGAGCAGATAGCAGTTCAGAAGACGATTTAACATCCCCCAAGTTAGTAATAATAAGGTCTTCTGGAATTGCTATATTTTTGATTCTCTTGGCAAAATCTACTTCCAACGCCTTGGTAAATTTTTCTAGTCTATTTTTATCAGCAGTAGCGTCTGTGTGCCCAGTCCCCTTCTGTATTTTCAGATCGTCATTAATTTTACCTATTACTTCCCCTAATTCTTTCTCTCCGCTAATTACTTTGTCTAGATTCTTCTCTATCTCTTGCCCAGCTTTTTTAAACCTCGTTTCCATTACTATTGCTGATGTATCCGCAGCCGTAGTCCAACCAATAATGGCACCAACAGCCGCCCCGAGAGCAGTGACAATCGCCCCACCGACCCAGCCAACAGGCCCTGCTATAGCAGCAAGGAGTGCGATACCCCCGACGATACCCGCACCTGAAACAGCCCCGGCTTTCTTTTTCTCAGTGTCTTGTTCCGCCACCCTTCTCTGTAATTCTTTTTCAGTCTTAGATTCCATAACGGCTTTGGCAGCCGCTGCATCTGCTGCTGCCGACATTGCCCGACCAAGCTGCCACGCAGCAAAGGCAGCAGCAATTACAGCCGGGGCAAATGACTTAAACGCACTAGCGTTATTCTCACTCACCTTCAAGAAGGTTGCTGCTTTCGTAATCGCATTTTCAGCTATTTTCGATCCTATCAGCATTGTAGTAACAGCCAACAGGGTGCCAAACGTTGTAATAATAGAAGTCAATGACGTAACAAATTTACCCGTCGCACTATCGACATCGACAAAGCTTTGAACAGTTGCTGATATAGCAGAAGCAAGAAAAAGCGTAGAAGTAATATCTACACCCCTTTTAACTCCCCTTTGCCCCGCACCCGTGGCCGGATCGGCCTTTTTACGCTCTGCTTCTAATTTCTTATTGCTTCCGGCAAGCAGTCTTTCGCTAGTAATGGTTTTCCTGCTAGTTTCCGTACCGTCTTTTCTTGCTCTAGCCTCTTTCTTTATCTGTGTCACTAGTTTGCTTGCTTCTCTATTTATATCCTCTTCGGTAAATACTAGCTCACCGCTAGCATCCGTCAACTCTCTCATTTCTTGAGCTACTTTATCGAACTCGTTTCCGAGAGTGTCGAGTTTTTTCCGGGTGTTTGAGAAGACATCGCTGGTTTTCTCCACCTTTTGGCCTAACTTTTGGGCTTCGAGTAGTCTGGCTTGCATCGGGGTTCTTGTCGGGGGTGGACTTGCGTAGCGATGTTTACCGCCGCTAACGACACCGCCACCAGCATACCTATTAATAGCGCCAAGGTTACTGTAACCATAAGCTCCAGCAGATTTTTTATTAATTACAAACTCACCGGGGGTCAACAAGGCTGGTACGGTATCGCCACCACCACCACCAATCGCTCCCCCTTTCGCTTTTTTAGTCCTTTTAGTACCCGCAAATCCTAATTCCCGTCCTCTTCTAGAGTTCTTGAAATCTTTAAGTTTTTTTCTCATACCTCCCCTGCTTACTGTGGGATCGTCTCTATACAATTGTACAGTCATCTCCTTAAGCAGGATATTTTCTGCGGCTGCTGTCATTTTTCCTATTTTTCTATTGCCTATCAACTTCTGCCGAAGGGCCTTACCGCCTACTTCTGAGAACAAACGTGATGAGCTACCCGTGCGGCTTTTAGCTTCTATCCAACCACTGCCCATTTTTCCATCAAATGGCTTGCTCCCACCTGTATCACTCGATTTCTCCATCTTTTTATCGCCAATAAGTATTTCTTCGTATGCCCTTCCACGAGTACGAATATTCCCATAGGCAAATTCCTGAGCCAACTTTGCTTTCTTTTTAGACTGAATACTGCCTATCGCTACATCTGCATTGTATGGCGTATTAGTAAACCTAAACCTTACGCTATCATTTGGATTAAATACGTGCTCTGCTGCATTAAAAAGGGCATCTGCACTCTTACCATGCTGTTTTTTATCCGGGGTACGAACACTTCTCTGCACAGTAGCCGATTTAAACCCCTGTACCTTGCCGCCTACAGGAACAACCCTCCCGCCACCCGCATACCTATTAATCCCTTGCAGGGCACCGGCGCCAACAGAACTAACGCCCCTTCTAGAAACTACAAACTCACCCGGTTCCAACATTGCAGGCACAGTATCTCTGTTGCCTTTACCGGGAACGAAACCCCCTTTACTAAACCCAAACACTCCGGGTATAGCGCCCCCTCTTGGTCTATTACCTCTTCCTGCTCTTCCCCCGACAAAGCTAGCAACACCCGCGCCTAATTTGATAGCCGACATCGCAAGTAAAAGAGGTATAAGAGGTTTAATGGCCTTGACAGCATTAAGAAAGGCTTCAGCCATCTTTAAGGCTATATCAATCATTCCCCTGAGAGCCTTGTCTTCTGAAATCTCTCTTATCAATGCCGTAAAAGATTCTTTAGTTTTTGTAAATTGAACAGCTAGGGAAGCTTGTGCAGTTTGAGCGTCTTTCGCTAAAGATCCTCCACCCTTCATTGTAACATTAAGAGCCGATTGAGCTTTGTCGAATTGCTGAATTAATGGGATAACTTTAGATACCTGTCTAAAACCACCAAGCTGTTCAACTATCTGAGAATACCTAACGTCTCTTGGGTCTAAGCCTTTCAACGCAACATTTAATCTTCTAACAGCTTCATAAGGACCAACAAACTTTCCTTCTAAATTCTGTAAATTAACCCCAAACTCTTTTAAGAATCGGATAGTTGAAGGTCTTTGCATCCTAGTGAAAATGGTCCTGAAACCAGTTGCGATAGTTTCTGCCGTTTCTCGCGTGGTGCTTCTCACAGAAGTGAATAACGCAATCAATTCTTCTATTTCGCCACCAGCAGATTTGAATGCTCCACCGGCCCTTCTAATAGCAACACCGATATCACCAGCCTCAACAGCAAACTTACCGGCCACTGCATTAATACGTCCTAGCAATTTTTCTAACTCTTTAGCTTTTATACCAAACTGAGACATCGCAGCGATACTAGTTTCTGCCGTGCTGGTAATGTCATCAAAAGTGGGAGCTAGAGTACTTTTTGCTAGAGCTTCTAAAGCCGACCTAGTTTCCTTAGCGGTTAACCCGGTTTGAGCCAATATACGAGTGGTCTTAATAAGGGATTTAGAGGAAACGCCAAAGCCTACAGCCAATCTGGTAATTTCCCTAGTCAGCCCTCTCAAGTCCTCAATACTTTTTCCAGTTACTTGAGATACTTTAATTAGCTCTCTTTCAAACTTGACCGCCTCACTAGTAGCATTCCTTACGGCATTAGAAAAAGCCACCACAATACGTCTAGCCACATCGTATTTGGCGATATAAACTACAGCCTCACTTAAAGACCTTCCTAGTTTCGTAAAGTCACTACCAGCTTGTTTTGCTGCTTCACCGGCCTTTTTGGTCTGCGTTTCGATACGCTTCAATTGTGCTGCTGATTTACCACTACCCTTAACGTCTACATTAATGGTAGCAGATCCCCCTAACGCCTTATTTATGTCGGAGGCTACCTTGCTCAGGTTTTTAGGAGATTGAAGATTAATCTCGGCGGTTAAAACAAATTTACCTGCCATTGTTTAGGCTCTCTAAAAAAATGGACATACCGGGAGCGTTATAAAATACGCTATCCAGCATGCCCACTAACCGTATTGTTTTTAGCCTTCAGATACTTCTGCTTCTACTTTTTCTGCAACCTTCTTTTTCTTCTTGGGAGCAGCTTTTTTTTCAACCTCTCCCTCATCTTCTGAAATATCACCAGTTACTTCTGGTTCTTCCTCTGTCTCAACGATTGGCTTACCGTCGTCATCTAGAAAGGGAGAAAACTCACTATTGTATTTCCCCTCTTCAGTAACTGGATTACCTTCGGCATCGACAAAATTACCCTCTTCGTCAACGAATCGACCCTCCTCATTTACAAGACGGCCTTCATCGTCCACGAAACTGCCGTCTTTATTTATAAGCCTTAGCTCTTCGTCTGCAAACTTATATTTAACTAGGAACTCGTTCTCTGGCAATCCCTTGTCATAGTTTGGATCAAGCTTATAGAGCTTTTCTGCCAGCTTTCCTGCGGCAGCAGCAACATATGGTTCATCTCCGTTATCTTGATACTCCTCAAGACTGCTAAAAATAGGTTGGTTTTTAGAGTCAATAATACAAACAGAAGCTAAATAATCAAAACTAGCATTGTCTGCCTGACTTTCAGCGGTGTTGGCGTCCATCACACTTCTTTCCGCTATTAATGCTCTAAACTCAAGCCGTGCTTCCTTCATAGAAAAGGCAAGCGCTTTAGCTTCTTCAAGCTTAATACCACCCTTTTGAAGCTTTCGTTCACCCTCGTTGATAGTCTTCAAGACCTTTTCATACTCTTTTTGTTTAGCTTCGTCCCAGACACCCTGTTCTTGAAGGTGGTCATCAAGCTTTTGCTTCAAAATTGCCCCGCTTTCTAAAGCCTGCCTGAAGGACTTTAGGTATTGTAGTTGTGCCCCGTTTTTATCTTTCGCGGTTGGGGGTCGAACCACAACGGTTACCTTATTACCATTAGAATCTTCAGATTCTACAGTTTCTCTTTTTTTCGTGTCATCAGCCATTCGTTCCTCCTTAGTCCATATCTGTTACGGTTTGTTTTACCGGTGCTACCGGAAGTTGAAAAGAATATCTTAACCATTTAATGCTGTATTGTGCAAATTCAGCCTCCAAATTACGCATTTGGTTATTTCCCCTGTCCAAAATTTCTGACCTTACTTCTTCATACAAATCTTTCATATGTTGCTGTTCCGGGGCTAAATCGCCATCCGTGTCTTTCCCCCATAAAAATCCAAACTTGTCTTCTATAGTACTCAGGGCACCAATCATAGTAGTCTGAATTTTTTTCTTTCCTATCTTTAATAGCCTGTCTTTAGAAGAGTCTAAATACCTATCTTGTTTTACACGCTTAAAATCCTCAGACTGCCTCACTAGATCCTGAAAGTTATCATCCATTATTTATTTCCTTTTAGAGTTGTAGATTGCTGTCTAGCCGCCTGCATTTGTATTTCACGTTTAACATCTCCAAAGTTCTGATATTTAACTTCGCCTTGCTCTTCAACTTGTTCCCTTCTACTTTTTACAATTCCTTTGGAGATTGGGTCATTAAGTTCATACACGCTTTTGGCATCGTCTGTCATTACAAAAATTTCATTTGCGTTACCCATATCTGCACCTGTTATATCATCCATTCCCGCTTCTTTAGTCTGCTGTTCTCTCTTTTTTCTTTGCACTATAAACCAGCCGTCCAACGCATCGTCGTCGTCTATTACACTATCTGAGGGACAATCCATAGATTCATAAACATTATCATACATTGAAGAATAGGTTATTAAAGTCTTTTGATCTACACTCATTTCAAATCCACTTTTGTTAAAAATTTTTCCTTCGATTTTAGAAGAGGACCAAATATGTCTATATTCTGGACTTTTTGCGATTTCTCTTAAGTTCTTATCTGATATTTGTTCTTGTTGATAAAAATGTGTCAAACCAGAAACATCTTCATCAATCCAATCATAGGGAGAACCGTCTATATAACGAGTGGTATTTTTAACAATCCATTTAGTTTGTTCAGCAGTAGCATAGCCTTCGCATGTAACAAATGAATACGAATGTTTTCGTTTAAACAGTTCTCCTAATTTTTCTTCTGCTCTTCGTAGATTTTTTCTTATGTTCGACTGTAGTTCTTTTTTAAATCCCGCTTTAAATATACCAACTTTTAATTTTTCAATATCTTCTTGTATGGTCTTCAAAATTCGCTCATGTCTATTATTCCAAAAATTATTCTCGTAAAGAATATTAAACATGTCCTCTTCGGTAAATACATTATTAATAATAGCTAAATTATAGGCTTCTTGATAAGCCATATGAGATTTGTATTTCTCAGTTACTGTCGGGGAATGAATATGTAAATCATAACCGGCATTTGATTTATAAACCAAATACCCCGCGTATATCCTAGCTATAAAAAATTCCCGCTCATAAGGTTTCATTTGAGACGCTTACTAACGGGAATTCTAAATGAGTCATCTTCATGGTCCTTTTCCTTTTCCAATACAATTCCCTATAGAGTTAAAAAAGTCAGCACGTCCACTTGCCTATCCGTTTTATCAATATTTTGGGCTATCGCAACACGCACTGACTCTTAATTATTTACCGATCACGCGGTGCTTGGCCCGTTAGCGGTGAAACTATTGAATCCTTGATAGCTATATGTAACGGTAGCATTTTCACCACCCGTACTGGCTCCCGTGTAAGTTACACTTTGTAGCTTGTTTTTGGTTCCAAGATCCAGATAGGTGCTATCAGTCAACTCAATAAAGATTCTCTGATTGTTCAAGTTATCTCTGTGACTACCAGCATCAACCAAGTCACCAGAAATTGTAGTTACTTCAATGTCACAACCGATTTCAACTGGGAAGGTGACATATCTGTAGTAAGGAAGCTTGCTGCCCAATTCATTAATAGCTTCTCTACCAAGATCGCCGTTAATGCTGATACTGTTGAGGTGAACAAAATCGTTATTTGCTCCACCCGCAGCATTCGCAGTAACGCCAAAAATGTCATCTGGAAGAATGCTGGCTGTCAGGTTAACGTTTTCACGTCTTTGAATGCCATCAGCGCCGGGCACGTCTTCTGAACCAATATCACCAAAATTGTTTGTGACAGCAGTGCCGTGAACGGCAGAGATATGATCAAGACGATTAGCGTCTTCAGCCGCGCCCCCGGCGGCTCCTCCGTGACCTGTCCCTCGATGCTTAGCGCCGGATTTCCACAACTTGTCGTTTCCAACAAGGGTTATGGATTCTGTACAGTTACCCTCGTTTGGAAGCGTGTAGCTGAATGAAGAAACATACATGCCAGAACAATAACAAATCATTCCGTGCTTGTTAACAGAGTCATCTACCTCATCTGAGATCAGGAAATACACGTCTTTTCTAGCGTTGGCCTCATTCACCATGTGAACGTTTCCGCCGGTGCCCCCTAGCGTAGCTAGATCGTAAAGTAGGTAACTGCCATCCAGTACCTTTTCTATAGTTATTTCGATATCGGGAACTTCTTCTACGTTTTCGTAGATTCCAATTTGACCTAATTCGAATACTTGTTCAAGGTTAAAAGTTGTTGTAACACCCACGCTCTGTACACCATACGCCACTTGGCAGTCGGTTCCCCCGCCAGCATGCGCGTTATCGACTTCCTGACCGTGAACACAGAACGATACGGATGTACAAGCCCAAAAAACTCTTCTATTGTCATTTGCTGCTAGTGCCATTTGTTTTCTCTCCTTTGCGAAAGGCTATTTGCTATGGTATTATACACCAAAAAACTATATTCCCGGTAAAATTACCTCGGTTGAAGTTCTTACTACACCATGGTATAAATTAGGGTTTATAGCGGATACCGCAGTAATATTTGTATCCTTGAGTCTTACATGACCAGATCGCGTATGGGGGTTAAAATCGTACCCCCCATCCGCGCTAGGTGCCACTAATTCTGGATATCTCAAGGAGTTGGATTTAGGAGATCCTCTCCAGTCTAAGGGATAAGCGTCATTCCTCCCTATTCTGTCTGGGTCAAACAAGGTAATTTTTCTATCCTTCTGAAGTGAGACTATGTCTAACATTTTGTCTCTAGTAAACTCTGTTTCCGCCAAAACATGAAACAGAATATCGGTAGTGACATATTGTCCCCCACCCAATTGAAACGGGGTCATCTCTCGCTTGGTAACCATTTCTATAGCTATGGTCGGTAATTGTAAGCGGGTTTCAGTAAGTTGCGACCAGTCTCCAGAACCGGTGAAGTTAAAATCTCGATCTGCTCTTTGAGAACGGTATTGCACTTCTCTGAAAAATGGATGATTAGCTCTGGTTACATTGATCCATTTGTAACTAAATTCTGCTTGTACATCACTACTTGTCGATATTGCTGTGTCAAATATAACCCGCCCTCTGGGGTGATCTATGTGATGGGCATATGGGCCAACCCCGGAAGCTGGTCTAAATTCACCACCAACAAAAACCCCAGAAACTCCGGGGAGTCTCTTGGACAGGGGATATGTAGCATCTTCTAATTGCTTTTGTATCACTTTTGGCTGTCTATTGAACGACAAGCCGCTCTGCCATACCCAATTTGACCTAAATCCCTCCCACACCTGACCACTGTTATATCTTGGGTCATCCACCAATCTTAACTTGTGTTTACTTCCTCCGTAATGTCCCGAAGACGGAATGGAAATATTAAAAAAGTTTCCCTTTTCTAGTAATCCCCAGTCAAAAAATTCCACTAGGTTGTCTTGTATAACGGTAGTAATCGTAGAGTCGCCTACGTCACCGAAGCCTTTTAATTCGTTTTCACCGTGTGGCATTATCGTTTCCCTAGGATAGACAGAATAACTTTTTCTATCTTTGACTCTGTAACTTTATTGTCAATCGCTCTAGTTATAAAATTATCTGAGGGGTTGCCCGCATATCCCGGCGGAACCCTTGAAAGTCCTGATGAGACCCCCCAAGATGATCCTTCATTCTCGACCATTCTTGCCCCTCCGCTTCTAGAGCCGTCAAAAGACCCGTACTCGATATCGTAATCAAAAACCACAAAACCGTCACCGTATTTTAATAGGAGATCATTAACAGAAGGAGGAATGCCTTCTGTTTTCCACGGGACTGATATTTTGGGGATATTTTCAAATGAGTTTGGTTGTACGGTGATTACCAAACCTCCGCTAGCGTTTTTCCCGGTGAGTCTAATCGGTTTTAATTCGACATTTACACTTTCGGATACTCCCCCCGCAAAAATTTCCACGGCGTTTGTAGCTTGACTAGAAGTTAATCCAAAATCCCACCGCAAAACCCCCTCTCTTAGAGATCTCATCTCTTCAGAGCCTATAATTGCGCTATAAATAATTTCTCTTGTTCCTTCTTGAACTGGTTTCACGGCGTTTTTAAATATTGGCTCAACTATTTTAACTAGTTCTCGTAGAATAAGAACTTCTATCTGCTTTTGACTTTCGACTAGAGATATAGAAACTTTGCCCGCCATCAAACCGTCTCCCAAAATATCACAACATACTGTACCGGGTTTTGTTTAAACCCCTGAACAAAAGGCTCGGCAAGTCTTTTATATCTCACTTGATTATATCCGCCTATGTCAACTAGTAGCTCTTTAGCTTTGGTTAGCTTGGTATAATCAGACATGTATCCAACGGTTTGGATAACATTGTTAGGAGTATCTACTTGGATACCAACATCGACCCAGTCCCTTTTTCTGTGATAAATTCTAAGCTGAACGGATTCCTTAGCGTCTATCAGTTTAAAACCTTCACCATTACATAAAGGACAAATAGATCCTCTATCAAATGGCGTGGGTCCACCAGTCCTGTAGAAGTTGGAAGACCTTCCTCCCATAGTATTAGTTATGCAATTGCCACACCGCTCTTTTTTCTCTGGATAAACCAAAGTTGCGGTTTTTTCAAAAAGCTTGATAGCTTCATTGAATTTAGAAAAAGCGGTGGGTGGTAAATTGATAGCCATGTATACCGCCTCTGTTACGTGATTGCGTCACCAGTATAATAACGAGGAGCGTCAAAGAAAGCGTCATATCTAGCGTCTAACGTTGCTAAGGCAGTTTTGTCTCTCTCGTCAGTGAAAGGAGCATCGATTGTATAATTTGAACCAACTCTTTCGTTTGCCCCGGCTAACGTTGTGGCCGTACCTCTAGGAGATTGTACCAAAACGTTGCCGTTTTTAACATCGTTGCCACTAATGATTTTCTGAACTATAGCCATTATTTTCTCCCATTAATTACTTTCTAATTGTGAGATTCTTGCATTTGCTGCATCCAACTGTATCTTTAATTCTTGAATTGCTGATAGCATATGAATATTAATCGCATGAGAGTCTAACCCTTTCATGTTTTCAACGATAATTTCTCCAGTATCATGGTCGAGCAAATCTTGCCCAACTTCCACAACACATTCTGGAAATACATCGGCAACTTCTTGTGCAATAAAGTTGTAATGCGTACTACCCTCTTCCAAACTATGACAGTTACAGTATTCATCAATGAAATTAAAACTGACAGGTCTCAAATCCATAATCTTGTCTAGGGCCGCCTCACTGTTTATTGATTCTATATTTTCTTTCACTCTTTCATCTGAAGTAGCGGTCCATAAAGTACTGGTGGGCTTAGCGGCAGAATTGGTACTTAATTCAAGTTGATAGCTTGGAGCAGCAACCCCTATGCCCACTTGACCAGTGTTATCAACTCTTATACCTTCATTTCCACCATCGTTGCTAATCCACCCATCATTCAGAACTAGGTTTCCGCTATTTAACCTTGCCGTATTGAAAATCCCAGAGCCATGAAATGTACTGCTGAGAGCATATACATCAAATTTGTGAAGATTAGCGTCATCACTATCGAATCTAGTAATTCTCAGCTTGGCGCTTGTGTCCGCAGTAGAAGTTCCAGCTTGGATAAATGCGGTGTCGTTTGAAGAAGTGGCAGAAACTCTAGAGCCGAACAATCTCAAAGCGGAAGACCCGCCTGTTGGGTTACCAACAATTAAACCGGTATTATCACCATAAACATGCAGTTTGTCAGTGCCGTTTGAGGCGGCACTATATGGTGAATCTGTACTAATACCAACCCTGCCGACAGAATTAATACTTATGTGACTAGTGGCTAAAGAGCCTGAGTTGTTAATCTTAAGAACATCATTGTTGGTTGGATATCCTATAGAGGACCATCTACCAGCCAAAGTGCCACTTGCGCTAGTTTGCTTACCAATAAATACGGCTGAAGAAGTATTTGCTGCATTCTCTACGCCAAAATGAGCGTTTCCACTCTCCAGAACATGAAGTTTAAAACTGGGGTTCCAGTAGGCAGTGCCGTCGCGGCCCCCGGTGAAAGACCCCGGCGCGTTTACATCGGTGCAACTATCGAAACTTGCAGCGGTAGTAATAGCAGTATTTCCTGCATTGCCCGCTACAGCCTGAGTAAGTTTAACCACGCCGTCTGAAAAACTATAACCACCAGTCGAAAATCTAACACCGGCACTGTCTGCGGCATAAATTGTTCCGTTATGACCGTTGGCGCCCTCGACTACTTGGGCAAGGTTTTCAGCAGCAGCGGCCCTGCTTGCTCCAGCATTGAATTCTGACGTACCACCCGCTGCACTAGCATCGTTCTTAATTGTATAGGTTTTGCTTGTTCCCGCAGAATCTATCAGGGCAATTGTACCACTGTTAACGTCATTAAACTCGGTATCTCCAAAGGTTAATGAAGCGGTAGCTGGACCCTGAACCTTCGGAAAGACTCCAGAAGTACCTACGCCTACATTACCGGTAACTGCGTCCAAGACTAGTTGGTCAGACCTTTTCTTGAAATCGCGTCTAGTGCTCAAGATTAGTCTATTTTTATCACCTTCCCATGCAAACGTTGAGTAGTTTGAACGGTTAGGGTCTGCGGCTCCAGAACCCATAATAATTTGAGAGGGACCATGGGTTGAACCAACAACAAAGGCTGTTCCACTACTTGAAATTTTTCCAAGATCATTGCCTACTACAAGTCTTTCGCTAGGCGATCTATTACCAATTCCAACCTTACCGCCGCTGTCTATAACAAAAGTGGCTTCAGTACCAGCAATTTTGGAATCTCTGTTTCGGTCAAAACCGACAAATAGGTATCCATGACCACTACCTACGGTATGAACCCCTAAACCAAAACCGGCATATAGATCGTTGTATCCGTAAGTTGTAGATCCACCGGCATATTTATTTAGAAGTACGGCAGCCTGATTAGTAGAGCTTGTTTTGGAATCGAACCTAATAGAGTTTCCAGACGCTCTAACATGAAACGGCTCTTCTGGGTGGGCTATACCAAACCCAAACCGGCCTTTAGAATCAACTGTTAATCTTTCAGTAAAGGTATAGCTTGTATCATTCCAGTGTCCTAATTCGAATCTGCTTCCATCTGGAACTGCAATATCTTTAGTAGAACCATCTAATAATAGGTTTAATCCAGAGCCGTGTATCGATTGTAAATATAACGCAGGAGATTTTGTTCCACTTCCGTATATATTTACCTGACCGTTGGATTCAATGGCCATCCGTTGCACCAAATCCGGCCCGCCTGAACTACTAGCTGATCCAGAAGGGGATGTGAAAAAACGTATAGACCCATCATCTTTATTGGTAGTGTCATCCCCTGTTAAGAAACAAATCGCAGCAACATTGTTGTCATTCCACTGACCATATAATTTACCGATAGGCGCGTTGGCCGTGGTAACACTAGCATCTCTAAGATCAATGTCATTCTTAAAATAGTTATCGGTGCCACTCGCCATAATTGGCACGATAGAATCAATAATATGTATAGTATTGTCCCGCAAAATTTTCGCGGTAATACCACCATCGCTATTGTCCGCAAAGGCAGATTCTAGCTGGCTCTTAAGAGATGAATAGGTATATTCGGTCATTATTCAAACCATCCTAATCTACTTGAGAGATTTGTTCTAGACACCGCGTCACTACCCGGAGAGTAGGGCGAAAGTATAGCTTGTCCTGCACTGGTGCCCATTTGATAAGCTAGCTTCGCATGTTCATACCTTGCGCCTAAGTCTTCGTATAGTATCTTTAATCCTTGCACTATACCCCTAAGATCGATAGAAGATGGCCCATCTTTCAAAGAGATAGCATTAAGAGAGTTAGTTTTAATTTCACTGCCCAGCAGCAAATGTGCTGTTTTCAGAGAGACCAAAGTAATAAAGGGGTCGTCTTTGTTGGAAAGCGTAGTGGGATCAGGGGATAAAGAGGAGGAGTCAACATCTACTGTGTATGTTTGCTCAAAATCTATCTCATTTAACATGAGTTGTGTGGCTACCAAAATGGATTCTTCTACTCTGTCGTGAGTAAAGGTGTAGCTAGAAGAATCCAGATCGTTAATCAGATGGCGAACAATCAAGGACATCTCATTTTGCCAAGTCATGGACCACCTCCTTACAGGTTTCTATAAACTTTAAATGAGGTTATATCTGTGTAAAACGTGCCGTCAGAAATTATTACATATGACTGTAATTTATAAGTTCCCGCTTCATCAAGGTCTCCCGATACAGCGTTGTATTTCATCTTGCCGTCAGTACCATCAGAAACAAACGCGGTGCTATATGTTAGTTTTGTTCCAGATGGCTTTTTGATAATAATCTTTTTTGTCGTTGCAGAAGAAATATTAACCGCGCTATCTCCGTCTTTTATAGTGAGAGTAAACAGGGTTCCGACATCATTTACATGTATTTCGTTTGCTGGCATTATCTTTCTCTCACCAAGATTTGTTCTAGTGCTTTGTCTACATATTTGCTGGAAGAGAGGTTTTTATCAACATAAAGATTTGAAGTTAATGATTTATCTGTATATAGAGTCAGTAGTCTTTCTTTGTCAATATAACTAGATAGGTCCACGCCTTTATCGAGATACAAAGTAAATAATACAGTATCTGCTGCTTCAAAGACGCTAGTGAGTACTGCTGAATCAAATCTGCCGCCGCCGCCTAGATTAAACCCGACCTTCCCACTAGTTAATAATACACTTTTTCCAGTAAAATTCGTTTGACTTTGTAAAGTGGCAAGTCCCGCAAAAGTGACATCGCCCAATATTACAGTGCCGTCAGCCGCAATGGTAGCCGTACAATTAAGCTCGTTCTGCCTAATCGTACCGATACCCTTTAATGCGGTTCCCCCAAACTGGAATCCGTAATTAAAGCCGGAATCAAACGGATTGCTCGCAGCTACTATGTCAGTCTGTCCAAGCTTTAAGACCAACCCATCGCTAACAATACTACAGTCGGTTTGTATAGATGCCTTAAAGGACTGAAGCGGCGCGAAAGCATCAACTGTCAATGTGCTGGATAGTGACGCACTGCCAGTTTTGATATCCCCTACCAGATCAGAAATCGGGGCTTCGCTAAACGCATGAAAGCCTAGCATATGATACCCCTACATTCTAGACAAAGGACGGGCCGGAAGAGCCACCATCTTCAATATCTACATTGATTTGATTTAATGCTTCATCGGCAGTATTTTTAGCCTGCTGTACAACCAACTGCGTCTCATAGGATTTTATTGTTCTCTTTACATAGCTCAAAATACAACCCACAGTAAAATCATACTTTAGCTCAGATATTTGTTCATCGGTAAGATCTATTTCGCTTTCATCTTGATCATCTATTGTCATTGTACTTTTCTTGTGTACCACAGCGGTATCCCATGTAGAAGGATTCATTGCTACAAACGCCTCCTCCGCTTTGCCCAGAAGATCATCTGGATAAGTAATCGTTATATTCTTACCGCCAAAATTAGCTGTTATTTCCGCCATTATATTCTCCTATTTTGTTTTAATTACTTCAGACTCTGTTTCAATCCAAGCCCTTACAGAGCGATTATTATCATATCTTTCACTCAAGACTGGGTGAGGATTATCGGGTTGATATACCAACTTTGAAGGTCCAAGTATCTCGATCTTATCAGCTTCAAGTAAAATCACCCCATCTTTTTCAACAATAAATACAGGTTTATTATATTTGTCACGATTGGAAACTATTCTATCTCTATCTACATGAATTGTTGTTATCATTACATACCACCTCCTTCTTCGAGAAGGGTAAGCCAATAATCTGTTCCCCCAACCTTTATCTTAAGAACGTTGGTTCCAGCATTATAATTTTCCGCTGAATTATCTATTACGCCACTCTTAAAATCAACAATTTTATCAGAGTCAATAGCCACCGCAATAGCATTGTTTGTTACAAGCTGCATTGAGTCATTAGAGTTTTTGTATTTGATTCCACCTATGGTTGGTAAAGTGGCATCACCTAGATATATATTTGCGTTGGCGGAAGATTCAGCGATAACTTTTATAGAAGCTTGATTATTGTTGCCAGCGCCGCCAGTTCCCGCAGTAAATGTCCAAGCACAGTTACCGTCCCCATCTGCGCCATCAACAGCAAACGAAGTTGTGTTTGCAGAACTAACAAGCATCGCCTCACCGCCAGTGGTTAGGAGTGTGTTGGGTTCGTCGATGGTCTTGTCGTCACCATGAGCGGCCATGATCACACCAGCGGTTGTGAAGTTGCTTCCGGCAGAAACATCGCCGCTACCACCACCTCCAGAAGCGGCTTCCCAGTCAGCGGTTCCATCGGCCTGCAAGGTAAGAACTTGGCCATCGGCATGCCCGGTGGAGGTGACAATACCAGCCGCCCCAGTGCCCGTGCCTGCTATTACATCGCCAATAGCAATACCGGATATGTCGAGTTCCAGCCCGCCAACTTCATGTTTAAGAACTCCGTCTGAGGCAGTGAATGCGGTAATTGTCGTGGGGTCGGTGGAATTGTCGCCAACTACGATAACACCATCGCCTAAAACTGCTAGCGCCGTAATAGCGCCAGTCCCCGAACCTAATAAAATTCCGCCATCCGTGAGGGTTGAAACTCCAGTGCCACCGTCTGCCACAGGAACATCGGTTCCCCCTGCTCGATAAATAAGGTTCCCTTCTACGTTTAAATCACCCGATGACGCTCTTGCAAGCGTAGTATCCGAAGCATGGCCTAGCTCGATAGCACCAGTAAGTGTGAGAACTCCAGCAGAACTAAGGGTCATGTCATAATTAGTAGCTCCGGGGGCCGCTGATTCAGTAGCCGCCGTTGTAAATACCAGTTCTGTAGCATTATTATCCGCTGCAAAAGTTCCTTCCGACCTAGCAAAAATAGACGCAGAGATTAAAATCGAATCAGTACCGCTAGATTCATTTGGGGCGGCAAAACAAATCTGCCCCAATATATCGTTATTGACGATAGCGGTATCTGCTACGTTTTGTAGCGTTATTGATTGCACCATTTTACGACCTCATAAATTATACAATGTCCCAAACGTCGGCGGCTCTACAAACTACCGTGACACTTTCAAATTGATGATAAAGCACAACGGTTGCTCCACCATCAATAAGACCGTCACCCTCCGCTGTAACAGAAATATTGCCTGAACCACTGTCTACTTTTTTAATGGTGTATGTAGCACCTACAAGTGCAGCAGTCGCTTCTGGCATAGTAGCGGTTCTGTTTGAACCAGCGGTAGTAATTGCGGTATGGCCTTTACTGACTGTTACGTTGGCGCTAGAAACTACTTCAACCGCAGGCTTAAACACAGTACCCTTTATGGTACTCTTGAATATGGCTGCGCCATCGTCACTACCATCAAGAGTTAAAGCAGTAATTTGAGAGCCGCCATCGTCTACATTGAAGATAATGTCGGTATCAGTAGCCTGCGTTTCAATAGTGATATTACCAACACTAGTGGAAACCGTGACAGCCGCGTCACCTACACTAAGGTCGTCACAAGCAAGACTACTAACTGTCGCTGCCGCCCAAACCGGATTAGCACTATCACCCTGCGTCTTTAAGAACTGTCCGTCTGTCCCATGAACAAGTCTTGCCCAGTTTGTGCCATCGTAATACATAATGTCGCCCTGCTCGTCTGAGCCAAGGGCAATATGAGTACCATCTACAACATTTGCTTGTATGGCGGATGAACCATCATTAGATATGATTACATCACCAGTAGATAATACCGAATTGAAATTCGTACCGTCTGCTACCAATATGAATTTATCGGTGTTTGTTCCCATTGTCAGGTCATCACCGCTAATTGTCACATCACCAGTTACAGTAAGATTACCAGCAACGGTTGTTACTGAAGCAGTTCCATTACCAACGGTAACATCAATTTCGTCTTCCGCGCTACCGTCTGTCAGTATGAGACCTGAATTCATTTCTCCGTCATGAGACGCAACGCCAAGAGTTAGCTTGCCACCCTCTTGACCGTTTGTGTGGACGGCAACTGCGGCTTCTACCTTGGCAAACAATACTTGGTCTTGAGAAGCATCATCAGCGTAGAATTCAATAAGTCCAGATATGTCACTAGCAGCACCGGCTTCCCCAGCATCTTTAACAAAACGAAGCCTAGCGCCGTTGGCGTCAGTATTCGTGTTTTTAAGTATCATTACCGGATCTGTTGAATTAGCCGATGCAACAGTAACTGTATCTGTGTCGATTGTGACACCAGTGGAAGCATTGATATCTACCGTTGGAGCGGTTATGTCCAACGTGGTCCCAGCGTTGATTTCTAGATGACCATTGGCAGAAGCAAAGATTTCTTCGTCGCCACCGACATCATGAAATTTCAATTTCGTTGTGAGTAGAAGAGCCAGTTCATCTTCAGAAGCGTCATATAGAACACCCTCACTGGCGGTAGCGCTATAGAGCCTTACATCAACCCCGGTGTCGTCAACACCGAATGTAACTGTAGGAAAGCCAGAGTCGGCGGTTATAAACTTCATGTAGGAATTGCTTCCTTCAGTGATGTTTAAAGCGTCAGCGAGATTGTCTGTCAGGGTAATCTTATTTGTGCCAGTGTTCCCACCGAAAGCAATGTTAAGACCAACAGCGGCATCAGCGATGCTAATGCTATCACAGTCTATATCCCCAACGTTGATGATGTTAAGGTCAGAAACATCTATGCCTTGGTCAAACGTCCAAGAGTCGGTAGAGTTTACCCAAGTAATACTCTTATCGCTATCAGAAGACTTAAGAATAATACCGCCACCGTCTATATCGGTATCGGCTCCTTCGGAACCAGAAGGTGAATGAGCAAGCTCAATCAACTTATCATCAATAGTTAGAGTTGTAGAATTAACAGTGGTTGTAGTTCCGTTAATTGTAAGGTTACCGGCAATTGTAACCGTGCTAGAAGAATGGCCTATCTGAACAGGGATGTTCTCATCCGCGATGACCAAATTGGTTGCGTCGAAGTAAATAGAAGCATCGCTTCCAGTACCAAACGAGAACTTATCATCATCTGGTATAATTACATCGCCAGTAGTGCCATGCGTACTGATAAACTTCCCAATTTGCGATGTCCCTAGAGTTGTAATTTCAAAGGCTTTTGGGCTATATGACATCTTATTACTCCAATTTATTTGGTGACTGTATATTTGTAGAAGTTAGACAATAAACCAGTTGCTGTTATCTGAGACTAAAGTTACAGACTCGTTTTGGTGGTATAGTGTCGCAGAAATTGCTCCGTCTATAGTTTCGCTTCCCGCCCTAAGAATGCTCACAGTATTGGAGCTACTGTCCGTCTTCTTAATAGTTACAGTCCTTCCTCCATTTGAAGTTGCCGCGTACATAGTTACATCTATTGATCCACTAGTAGCGTTTGCAAAAACAACCACGTTGGCGGTTGTAATTGTTGTATCCCCAGTGATTGTCGTGTACGGTATGATCGGTGATTTAGAAAGAGTGATCTCGGTGGCGCCGTTTGCATCGAGGAAAACAGCTTTATTGGCTGGGTATGTGCAGAACACAGAATGGGTGCCTGAACTGAGGGTGATAGCAGAGCCGCCGCCTCCTGTAAAGGCAGACCCAACATTTACATCAGTGCAGCTATCGAAGCTGGCTGCTGTAGTGATAGTAGTATTTCCTACCGTGCCGCCTGTAGCCTGTTTGAAGTTAACCACGCCGTCTGAGAAATCGTATCCACCCGACGAGAAGCGCACATTGGAACTGTCCATGGCGTAGATAGTTCCGTTATGCCCATTAGAACTTTCCACGGCTTGCGCAAGGTTTGCGGCAGCAGCCCCTCTTGATCCGCCAGCGTTATATTCTGTCGCCCCCGTCGCTCCGTAATCATTCCTGATTGTATAGGTTTTGCTTAAGCCAACAGTGTCTATCAGCGCAAGAGTTCCGTTATTGACATCATCAAATTCCGTATCGCCAAATGTAAGAGTCGCGGTTGCCTGAACACTACTGTCTAAAATAGTGGCGCGAGAAAGGGTGTCTGGAGATGCGTCGGTAACAGTGCCAAGGCCGACTTCCCAGCCCGTACCGTTGGTATCTTCGAGTGCGTAGTATGTAGTATTACCGTCTCCTACGCTAGCTACAAATGGTTGAAATCCAGTTACAGCCCCAGCGAGACTAATCGTGCCCGTTCCAGTTGTAGTGGTAGTTTCTTTAACTCTATCTGCTAAGGCTAGAGCCATTATAGCCTCCCGTTCAGGAAATAGAGTTTATGTAAATGTAACGTCTAAATCGCCAGCGTTAAATTTGAAAACGTCGCCACTTTTTACATCTCTGGCGGTAGTTAAAGCTCCGTGCAAAAGGAGGTTTCCGCCCCCGGAGGCGTCTACGACAAACACACCGGAAACCATACCCCAGTCTCCAGTAGCGGTATTAAAAGTAATATCACCAGCATTTGAAGTTGCTCCACCAGCAGTTGCAGCAGACCAAGTGCTATCATTTTGAGTAACAGTCACTCTAGCATAACTAAGAGCGGTGTCACCTGCTGCCCCTAGCTCCTTTGGGCCAACAGTAGTTCCAGTAAAAGTTTCTACCTTGCTTGCTTCATAAAATCTTATTAATCCTATATAAATTGCAGAGGGCTTTGCGAAAGTACCAGCCCTAAATAAATGATCGACTACCTCACTTTCAAGATAATTGCTCATGGCATCTGACATAATTTATTCTCCTACGTTAGAAACTACCTAATTCGGCCCTTCGCCATGTATCGGTTGCTACACAAACATACAAGTGATATATTGTATCTGTAGCAGCAATTTTTACTTCTCCGACAGTACATGACGCAGTTGCGCTTGCCGGTTTTGTATTGTCCCAAAAAACAACAGAATCAGCGGTGTCGATAAAACCAGTCCTTAGATCTTCTGGACTGATTTCTCCTCCGTCATTATCTAGCAACAATGTGTTAATCACATTGGATACTAAATCTGTTTTTGTTCTTTTGGTCATTTTGTGTCCTATTTATATAGACAAATCCACAATATTATACACCATATAAAAGAAAACCGCCCCCAAAATATTGAGGGCGGCTTCTATAATGCGAAATAGTCTTAATGGATTAGAATGAACCCAGAAGAATACGTCGGTTGTCAAGCACGGCGAAGCCTAGTTCGGCCCAGCCGTAGAAACCGGCTCTTTGGTGACGATGGAGGGCATCATCTTCAAAGATCTGGACTTCCTGCTTAACGGGCATAACGAAGCTGTCGTTACCATTTAGATCAAGACCAACAATCAGTTCAGAGTCGGAACCCTGAAGTGTGCCAGCCAACTGATCTGCATAGAACGTCTGGTATTCTTGACCAGAACCAAGTTCATCCATGTCATGAAGGTTTACACCAAAGACACGGGTGATAACAGCATCGCCATCGCCAGCCAGATAGATCTCACGACGAGTGACTTCGTCGATTTGGTCAAGACCCCAGTTACGGATGTCTTCGAGAGCTTCCGGGCTAAGATATACGTCACTCAGGCTACCACGTCGGACAGAACCTGTATTTCCCCCACCATTACGTCGCATGACGGTCTTGAGGAGTGAAATTAGACGCTTGGTAAACTGGCCATTAGCAGCATCACCATCGTAAACGAGGATGTTGCGATCAACGCCAGCGGCGAGCAGCGTATGCCAACCATCGTCATTCATCTTCTTGACGAAGCCAGCTTCAAGAACCTGCATAGCACGACCAACAATATCCCAACGAGCTTCTCTTGCATAACGCAAGAGGTAGTCGATTGAACTTGCAACCGTGTAAGTAGGAACCATAACATAATCGCCTTCCACGGCTCGCTCAGGAATGCGGCCATGACCGGGATTTGTATATGCCACATGGCTGTTCTCTTCACCGGGGGCGAGGAGATCCAGAGGGAACTCTACGCTTGCACCGGGTTCAACGGCCATTCTTTCGAAAATGCCGTCAAGAACATCACCAATTAGAACACCCTGACGAAGAGGCATTTCAAGAGCCTGAGCCAATTCGTGTTGGGCAACAAGAGCTTCCGTCTTATCAGCACTACCTGAGCGCTTGAGAAGATCAAGAAATTGCTCGTCTGGTCTAGTCATTCTACTCATTATCGTTACTCCTTTTCAGGTTAGTTGTTTAGATTACTCTGGTGCTGATGCAGCAGCATCATTATCAACTGGCATCGGCAGGTTGACTTCCACCTTGGCGTAACCATCTTCGTCCTTAGTGGACATGAAACGGCCAATCTGGATGTACTTACCATCAGCAACTTCGGCGGCTGTGGCGATATAGCCAGCAGTGCCGTCGTCTACGAATGCGCCAAGTCCAGCGGCTGGAGTACCAGCAATCAGGTTGGTCACAACCCAACCCTTCTTGAGAACGGTAACCTTACCGCCCTTTTGGACCTCGTCCTTATGCCAGTTGATATGCTGACGAGTAAGGTCAAGATTAACAACGTCGTTGAGTAGAATACCAACCGGGAACAGAGCGTTTGTTGCAACGGCATACTTAACCTTTGCACCAGCCTGATCCATGGCGGCACCAGAACCAACGGTATCTAGAACTACAACGCCGCCGCGCTCGGCAGTGCCTTCGTTATAGAAAAAAGAAATGTCAGTATCGAGTTCGTGTCGATCAGCTTTTAAAGCCATTTGTTTATCTCCTTTTAAGAGTTTGGATGAGACTCAAATCTCATTAATTTTCTTCTAAGCCCGCTGTGGTATGAAGAACATTCTTAGAAAGCCAGTCACTGACACCCGCTCTGGTCTCATTTACTAGATCAGTATCACCAGTGTCTGTAAGAGCAATCTCTTCGTCTTCTTCGGCTGTTTCCAGAATTTCAGCATCGGCTTCGACATCAGCCTCGTCTGTAGAATCAGTTGTGTCGTCTGATTCTTCTGCAACCTCTGCCTCTGAAGAAGCGTCAGCGTCTTTCTCTTCTTCGTCGTCTTTCTTCTTCTTCTTGTCGAAGAAGGGATTACCCTTCATCTTAGAATAAAGAGATACAACTTCGTCAAAGATGTCATCAGCAGCATCAGAGAACTTCTCTAAAGCTGTCTCGATGTCTTCACCCTCAAGGCCCGCCTCAACCAAAGCTGCCTTACGGAGCATGGTCTTGAACTCGGCTTCATGAGCCTGAATCTTGCTGTTAGCTTCAGTTAGCTCTTCGTCTTTAGCAACAAGCTCTTCCTTTGAGGAAGCGAGTGCTTCTTGAGCAACCTGAAGTTCATTGGACAGACCGTCAATAGCCTGATCCTTTTCAGTAATAGTAGCTTCAAAAGATTCGACGCGAGCCTGAGACTCGGCATCTTTCTTTGCCGCTACTGTTTCTTCGAGAGACTTTGCATCTTCTTTAGCCTGAGCTAAATCTGACTTTAGTTCCTCAATTTGCTTTTGCAACAGATCTTCGTTAGCCATTGCTACATTCTCCCTTATATCAGAATGAGATATTGAATAGGTTTTACTTCCACGAAACGCATTTAGATTATTCAGAATAACACTTCTGGGATTTGCCGGGTTTCGCACCAAACCCTTACCGGAAAAAGAAATGTTTTTGAGCAATCTGCCTAATTTATGTCCTTCATACTCTCCTTCTCCCCCGTATACTCTAAGATGCTTAGTCAAAAAGGCAGAGTCCTCATCTCTGGCAATAATTTTATGTTGGCCTTTTGGATTAACAACCGCGTAATCAAAGCCCCTAAAAAGACATTCCATACTAACAAACCAGTCACCCTGTCCAATTTCTTCAATTATACTATCCATTCTCATTTTACGCTCTGGGTCGGCCCAGCTATTGTAGAGAACGGCGCTGGTAACAATATCAAATTTGTCTGGAAGTTGATCAAAGCTTGTTTCGTCTGAAATGTCCATCCCGTTTTTATCAATCACTTTATTTCCAGTGATGTGCCCTATGATATCACTTTCATCATGCATAAAATTGAACTGTTTATCTTCTGGAGTATTTCTCGCCTCCCAAACTTCCCTTATGTCGAAAACGTCGTCGTTCTTATTCCAGCCCGTTGAAACCAACACCGAGTTTAAATAATAGAGATCAAATTGATCTGGGTTGGACCCTGCTTCGGAACTAAACGCTAATAATTTAGCCTTTTCCTCTTCTGCGTTGTCAGGAGAATAGGGTGTAGCTAAGGAAGAATAAGCGAAGCTAGCGTTAGACCGGATTAAATCTTCTATACCGGCGTCTACTTCGGCTTGAAATATTTTTACTGTCATGTTTCACCTCTATAAAATATACACCAGAATGAAAAATAAATCAAAATTATCCAAATTAACGAGATATTGCGTATGCAGAAATCTGGATCTGGCGGGACTCTTCGAGGCTGGGATTTCTAATATTAGCTTCAACAAAGTCGTTATTGATGCTAGATATAAGTGAAATTAAAGCAGGGTCAGCTTTTAGATTCTGGTCTAAAATACTTTTGACAGTACGAGCATCGATTTCGTCGAAGGGTGAGATGTTGGATAACACACACAGCTTAATATACTCCGCTTCGTCGGTCTCTTGCTTGGTTAATGCTCTAAGATTTTTCTTACCGTAGTGCGCTAGTAATGCGGGATTAACAATATCTGAGATTTGCTTCTGGGCTTTAGTAGCCCATAAAAGCGTATTGGCAAAATCAGTACTTGCGGCAACGCGCGGCTTAACCTCTTTTTGCTTTCTCTTCGTTTTATCTTTAGCGTTTTTAGGTCTGCCGTCTTCCGGCCTGCCTTTGGGGTTATACCCTTCGTTTGGCGGGTTTTGTTTTTGCTGATTGTCAAATTTCTTTTGGTCTCTTTCGTCTTGCTTGTCTTGAACCTCCTCCTTCTTTTCTTGAATTTGTTGATCGCTTCGTCGGTCATCAGGGTCGGTAAAGGGATGATCTCCAGTTTCATCACAAGGCACAATTCCTACATCTTCTGGAGCAATAAGATCCTTTTGTAAGGCAATCTTTTCAAGGTCGTTAAGGTGCTGTGGATTATGATAGGGACCAGATTTCTGAGGCATTCTCTCATTTTGACGCTCTTTAGCTTCACGCTTGATTCTAATTTTCTCGATATCCGGCACTTCTCCAAACCTTTCTTGAACAGTCTCGGCGCTAATGATGTCTCTATCTGCTAACTGAATCAAAAGATTCTTTTCTGAGGATTCATCAGATAAAGTCATTTGATCAAAATGCACAGTCGCGGGAAAACGAAAACCCATCGCCTTTTGGATTATCTCTATTTCTTGACGCCAAAAGGTCATCAGTATATTTCTACCGTACTCCAACCTCTCAAGTAAAACTCTAAGAGAGATGAAGTTGTTGGTAAATCCACCGCTGCCTCCGCTTGCTAGGCCCGTCAGAGTAGGAGGGATGCCCAGCCCAGCATAGATATTGGTAAGAACCGGTTGATATTTTTCAGACCCAAGAAACTTGTAGACTTGAGTGTTTGATTCTTTAAAATCAATTTCTGGACCCCATACCAGATCCATTGTGCCCCCGCCAACATTTCCAGCCAATATGTTTCTTAACTTGTTAATCGCACCCTTGGTGGGGAGAATTTTATTCTCTAAATCTCCGATCCGCCAAAGTCGAATATTAGAAATAGCCCCGTCTAAAGCAGAAATATCTGCCAACTTCATTTTTTCCAACATTAAAATATCGTCCAAGATGGCGTAAATCATAGGGTTGGCCCATGTTAGCCAATCATCTTTTTTGTAATAGAACACGGAGGTTTTATCTACGTCTAATGGAAGAATACTAATCCCCTGCTTCACCGCCTTGAGAACATCGGCAGGTAGTTGAGCTAGCAATCTTTGGTGATAGGGATTTTTGCTGCTGTTTGTAATATGTCGTTTTAGAAGATTGGATATCTTTAAAGCAAACTGCGGCTTGCCAACAAAGGTAGCAAGCTCTTGGCCTAATACCTCTACGGACATCGGGTTGAGAAAATCATACTTCCAAGGTATCTCTCTTCTGTTTATTTTGATAGACTCTGGAACTATGTCGGCTTTTCCAGACGATCTTCTAAGCTCCTCTTCTATTTTTTTAGTTATCTTGGCGGTTCTTCTTTTGAGAATTACATTACCCGTCCTGTAAAGAAGGTTTAAAAACCGTTCCGACCTTTCCTTGCCATTTATCCTGATAAACCAAGCCTTGTAAAATTTTTCAATCCTTTTGTTAGGATGGACTAAGTTAATTCCTTGGCATGCAAAATCACCCATTAAATCGATAACGTTTCTAACAAGACCGACGCGATCATAAGCTGCCATACACATACGTATAGCGTCTTTTTGTTTTTGTGGAACCGATTCGCCGCTTCTAAATCTGTCATAATCACGTCTGTCAAACCCGGTTCTAACAGAAATGTTCGGCTCTATATCAAGAAAAGATCTACGAGCATAGGCTGAAGATCTCTGTATGCCGTCATAATCGTCAAGGATGCCTTGCACATTAGCAAGCGCCTGCTCTTTGCTAGACTCGTCACTCCAAGTAACAAATGCGGCTTCGGCCCTGTCTTGGTCTGGAATATTGTTTGGCATTTCGATTGATTCCCTATCAGTTCAATTGACAATTGGATTGTTCATACTATAATACACCTTTTAATCATAAATTCCCCTCATGTTTTCTGTGAACCATGCGGGACCAACAAAATCTGGACCATCATCTTGATTCTTTATATATGTTGCAAAACCTCCTAGATGTTCAAAAGGAGGCGGTGTTGGGGTTCTTTGTATAGTTCTAGCAGACATGTTCGCCATTAGTAATGCGCTGTATCTATCCTTACGCAGCCTGTCTTTTTTTCCACCGGCTATTTTAACTTCAGGAGTATCCCATTTATCTCGACCTGTTGTAGTTTGTGTCATAATAATCATAGATAATTCATCTTTTAACTCTTCTATCTCCATAACACAATCTTCTAACGTGTCATATTTTCTGTCTTTGATTTTATCATCGGAAATAGCCAGCCCAATTGTTGCGGAATCGAAATAGGGAAATAGAAGCGCTTTGTCTTCAAAATCTTTACGCATGCCATGATTCGCCTCAACTACCCAGTCTGATTTTGCAAATTGTATCATTTCTAAAACGTGAAGACCCGGCTCTCCATCGGTATCTTTTTCCTTGTCTTCGTCTATTGTAGGCCACAGGGCAACTTCACCCTCTTGTATCTTATCTTTGTCATGCAAAGCCTCCATGACGGCTATGCCGCCGCCCTGAGCGTCCATGGCAATTTCTGCACATGGAAACACCTTCATTAAATCTCTGATCTTCCTAGCGCAATAAGAATAAAAATCCGTCTCCTTAACCAGCCCGGCCTTGATTTTCTCTTTGTGGTCTGTTCTAGTTGTAGTCCAGCAATAAACAATTCTTCTATGGTCTGGCCATAGTCCTATTATTGTAATACTAAAGTTATCTACCTCGGAGGCGGGGTCTATGCCATAGACATATTTTATATCAGGATTTCCTTTTGTTATTGCATGATATTTCACTTCTCCGCTTGGAAAAGTAATAGTATTCTCTGGCGAAGCTACGCAGGACTCAATCAGCGATCTTTTAAAGAACCCATTGCTATCGCTAGAAAAACAAGCGCCAAATTCCATCTCATAAATACCAGAGTGTACAGTAGCTTTTGATCTAGCCACCTGTGCATCGTCCATGAACCCCTGCGGTAAAAGCTCAAACGGAATTCGGATTATACTATACTGAGTCCAGTCGAACCCATGAGGAATTTCTTCACCTCCAAAAATCTCTTGCAGTTTTTTCGCGTTTCCGTTACTTTGAATAATACTTCGCCATTTTTTCCAATATTCTGCAAAGTGATTAAAATCATAAAAAGCAGTTCCTGATAAAATAATTTGGTTACCGTGAGATAAAACTTCATCATCGTCTAGTTGTATTTCTTGACCTAATTCTTCAGCCCTTTTCTTTGACGCTATATATTTTACATTTTCTACCGGTGAAGCGGTAACAGCAGCGAAACCAGCCACAACGTTTTCAAAAATTTCTCTTGGTATAGAAGCGAACTCGTCAGCAATAATATCATTTGCTCTCTGCCCTCTGATCTTTGACCCGTCCCCTAAAGGTAAGCAGGTTACGGTACTAGACCCAATATTCATTCTGCACATGTCTACATCACGACGTGGACCACCATTAGGTCCAACAATGTCTCTCAATAAAGGAGCATTTTTCCATATGGTATCCATATATTCAAATAGGATTTTTGATTGACGAAACGCCGCGCCTACAACAATAATTTTTCGACCCGGCATTATAAGCGCTCTTAAGATGGCATAGACCGATAGTATGAAAGATTTTCCAAAGCCACGAGAAGCAATCAACATAGGAAATTTTCTTTGCCATATTTCTTGAAGCATTAAAGCTTGTACAGGTAGCAATTCTACATTGAGTATCTCTTTACAAATGAAATAGAAATATTCTGGCTGCATCATAAGCCAAGTCAATTTTAGATGAAAATCTTCACGATTAAAATCTAGAGGGTTAAATAGTCGAGATTCATCTGGCACATCAATATTTAACCAAGCATCCTTAATTAATTTACTGCTGTTCTTCATAGTCCAGCCTCTCGGTTATTTCCTCAAAGATATCCATTACTTTTTCTTCCGCCTTAATCCTATTTCCACAAAACAAAGTTTCCACGTTGTAATTTTCCTTAAACTCACATAGCTGCTTCCACATGAACTTACCGTTCATTTTTGTGTACTTCCATCTACGCTGTGGAATACCAGAATTCTTAGGGAAGGTCATGAGGTCATTGACAGAAAACTCGCAAACGATATAAGCCCACCTAAACTCAGACATTCGCTCTATCTCTGCTAGAAACCTAGATCTTTCTTTTCCTAGGTTCATGGAAATCTCACGGGTGCTGGCCTTTCGTTCTATACATACAACAGGCTCTAAACCTTTTATGGTATAGTCACCCGTTTTTAAGCCCTTCTGTATAACACCTTTGCACTTGTCGAATGATTCAAAATCCCACCCGTGTTTTTCTCTGGTGTCTCTTATTATCTCGTATTTATCATAATTCATTTTGATAAACTATCTGTAAAAACAGACCTTCGTATTGTTCTTCGACACCCGTAACTTTTTTGTGGCATTTCCAGCACAGGGTAATTCCATTTATAGGCTCAAAACGCAGACTAGGTGAACTGGCCCATTTTTTAATATGATGGGCATTAATTCTAGTTTTTGAAGCTTGACACCCCGGCATTTGACAGGCATAACCATCCCGCTTGAATACTTTTTTTCGCCAGTCTTTGTATACCGGATCGTCAAAATTTCGCATTGTTAAGTCTTAATTCGTTCTTCTAATTTTCGTAACGGAGATAACGTGCCTTGCCTTATCTGCGATCTCTTTAAATCGAGTAGTCTCTCTTTCTTTGACTATATCCTGACATACCTTTTCCACGGCTAAACTACACGCCATATCTGGATCTTTAGCATTGACTCGAAGTATAGTTTCAAGTTTATTGTGAGACTTCACTCCTGCTTGCTTCATATCCTTCAGAATTTTTGACATGTCTACGTGAACCCTGTAGTACATCGGCAGTTCTTTCTGGGTTTGTGTTTTGTGGAAGTTTAAGTCTTTCTCCCGGTAATTGCTTGTTCGGCAAACCCTTCTTCCTTATATCCTCACACTCAGGACAGTTATAAACCGGACTCTTGTGGGGCTTAGCGTAATGAAATACACGAATCAATGTATCCATAGTAACATACCCCCTAACCGAATCCAAGACAAACAGGTTGTATATATCTTCAACGTGTTCTGTAACAAACTGTTCACTCTTTTGGTGCTTCTTAATCGCGGCTTCCTGTTGATCGATCACAGTCCTATAATATTTAGCTGTAACCAATTGTGTTTGATGCTGCAAATATATATCGTATCCCAACACAACAGACAAAATCCCCATAATAAGATACACTATTCCAGTACTCTTGTTCATAGTTCTCTCCTTCTTTTGGATTACTTAACCTTTTCGTAAATATGTCTAGCGGTAACCACGTCTTCTATGGCCAGTCCAGTAGCATCAAATAGAATCTGATCTCCTCTGACTTCCTCTTTTCCCGAAACAATATCACCTAAAGATACCCATGGCTGTTTCTTATCCTTATAGTCCACATACTGGATCTCTCCAGAATGTGAACACTGTTCCCAATTATCATATACTACCAAACTCATGCCGTCTAATACAGATAAATCTAGCTCTCTTTTTCCTTGAGCGTCTGCGCCAATAGCATTAATATGTACCGAGCTTTTTAACCAATCGTGTTTTACAAACCCGTAAACAGAAGGGGTTAAGGTTGTAATAATATCTCCACCCTTTATACATTCTTCGCCGTCATCACAAATAACAACGTCGTAATCTTTGGAAAAATAAGTTTTCAATATATCACATCGAGTATAATCAAAATCGAAAAGTCTAATTTGTTTTATCTTTCTAGCGTGGCATACCGCCTGAATTTGATATTGAGTTTGATTACCACACCCAATAAATGCAGCAATGCTCGCGTCTTTCTTCGATAAATATTTAGTGGCTATTCCGGTAACGGCAGCGGTCCTAATAGCTGTAATCTTTTCCCCATCCATGATCGCTAGAAGTTTTCCAGAATCAACATCGTTAATCAAAACCTTGGCAAAAATGTTAATCTTTCTTTTTTTTCTTGTTTTGTCTAAATGTACTCCGCACCATTTGATTCCAGCCGTATTACCCACTATTGCTGGCATGGCTCTAAAATCTCCATCTGGAATATCCAGATAAATCTTAGGCGGCATTTGAGAATCCTCTAGATTTTCAAATAACTTCTCCACAATGTCCATGCATTCTTGAACTGTAATAATCTCTACAATTTCATCATTTGACAGAATAAGTGGCTTGTGTGTCATTTGTTATTCTCGCTATATCATGTTGAACCATAATTGATACCAAGTCCTCAAATGAAATCTCTGGCATCCACCCTATCGCCTCCTTTGCTTTAGAACAGTCTCCTTTTAAATACAGGACTTCGGAAGGTCTGATTTGTTTTTGGTCTATCTCGACAAACTTCTCATAATCGTCTACGCCCACGCACTTAAAGGCTTCTCTAACAAAATCTCTTACGGAATGAGTAACCCCTGTGGCGATAACATATGTATCCGGTTTATCCTGTTGCAGCATAAGCCACATGGCTCGGACATAATCTTTAGCATGGCCCCAGTCTCTACATGAATCGAGGTTTCCTAGGTATAGGTTTGGACCAAGGGGATCAAACGTGGAAATGTACTTAGAGATCTTTCTGGTTACGAAATTCTCACCCCTGCGCTCACTCTCATGATTAAACAATATGCCGCAGCTTGCATGTAAATCGTGTGTCTTTCTGTAAAGCTCTGTCATTTTGTGCGCGGCAAGTTTAGCTACTGCATACGGAGACTGGGGGTTAAAAAGCGTGTCTTCTGATTGATATTTATCTCCAGATTCGGAAGTGGTATATTGATCACCAAACATTTCACTTGAGCTAGCCTGATAAAATCTAGGTTTTCTGCTGAGCTTGGTTACAGCCTCTAAAACGTTTAAACACCCCTTAGCCGTAATGTCCCAAGTTACAAGAGGTTGTTTAAAAGAAATTCCAACATGTGACTGGGCCGCTAGGTTGTACACTTCGTCGGCGTGGTGTCTCCATAGAATATCATAAATATTTGCGAAGTCTAAAACATCCCCGCTCTCAACGATAAAATCTTTGTTCTCAAGCAAATGATCAATTCTGGACGTATTTGACGTACTAGTCCTTCTGGAAACACCTATAACATAGTAGTCCTTCTCTAATAACAGTTCTGATAAATAAGAACCGTCTTGTCCTGTGACGCCAAATATAATCGCCTTCTTTTTCATTCTGTAACCTTGTCTGGAAGCTTAGATGGGGGCAAGTCATGAAAAATGATATCGTCACTATTGCTCAAACTACCGCCGCCCTCTTTTCCGTTTTTTCCATCTCCCCTCCCTTTACCCTTACCTTTACCGTCGCCTTCACCCTTGCCTTTGCCCTTGCCTTTACCCCGCCCTTTGTTTTTACCTCCGACAGCTTCTCCATTTTTAATTTTACCCAAGGCTTCTTGTGATCTTTCGTGCAACTCTCTTGAGTAATTAAGTCTATAAGCTCTAGGCTCCGTGGGATCGTAATTTTGAAAATACACAAGTAAGGTTCTCCAGCCGTCCTTTTTGTGATGTTCCCCCTCGCTACCAGTAGCCCATACATAGACACAGCCCTTATCGCCTGTTCTTTTATTCGGCTCTTTTATCTCAATCCAGTGTACCTGAAATTCTTCAGGCAGGGATTGGTCTGAAGGCCAACCCAGCAAGTTGCTCAAGGAAAGGTTGATTGATAAACAAAAATATAGAACAAAAGCAATTGTAGCCGCTTTTAATCCCCAGTGGCCCTTAGATCCGATAACAATCCAGAGCAGTAAACTGCTAATAATAAAAAAGGTTAACGCAATGCTCATAGTGTTGGTCCTTGTTGTTCCACTAGAGTTTTTTGTAACTCATTGATTTCTACTACATCGCCATCGTTATTTAGGATAAACCTGAAAGCCGTCTTCTCTTCTCCACTAACTCCCAATGTTACTCTCTTTATCATAACTGTCGAATAGGGATTAATCTTATCAAGCTGTACAGTTACCGGTGTCAACAGGCTCTCTTCTCTTTTCATATACATGTGTACATTAATCACATATTCGCCGGGCATAATTCCTCTTAAGGTGACTATCTCTCTATTTTCATCGTATTCAATTTCACCGAACTCTGTCTGAACTACATCGTTTCTTCTTCCCAGATCGTCTCTGTCTAAATGCATCAATCCTTCTTCTCGTCTCATAAAAGCAACTAAATTACCCTCTGGATCTTCAACATAGATATCTACATCATTATCCATCTCTTTCGGCCATGTCATTACTATTACAAACTCACCCTTCTCAACTACGTTGTTGTCTTTTTTCGACGGATTGATCAAGATAAAAGACATGGCGAACAGCGCCGCAAAGCATAGCAGCGTGTTAAACAGGACATCCAGAAACGCTAAGTTGGTGTGGTATTCTCTTTTCATTTTCTGATTCTATCTATTGCTTGGTTCAAATTGAAATATTGAATCTTTAAGAGAGCGCTACAAATTAAACCCACTAGCGTCGAATATAATGCTGTGGACATACCTGCGCCTAACTGCTTTATTAATTCCTGAATGGTTTGTATCTGTGAAACATCTACAGTGTAAAACCCAGAAAGCATCATAATAAAACCGGATACGGTTCCTATCATTCCTACCGTTAGGCACAAATCACTAGCGAACCAACCTACTTCTATAAGATGATCTATCTTTTCAACAAGATGCTCATCCTCTCTTCCACTGTCAAGAAATCTACTAAGCATCCACGTCTTGTAACCACACCATGCCGACACAGAACCAAACAAGACCAACAGGACAAAACTGAGCTTGGTCGCATCTTTATCCCATAAGGTTTCTATAGCGCCGACACTAATCGCGTAAATAAAACCTACACATACGGCTGTAAAAAATAGCCACCATTTTAAAAAGAGTGCGTGTTTAGTCATAATGCTTTCCCGAATAATTGGTTACTGAGGTCTATAGCCTCTTCGTTATTTTGAATAATCTGTTGATAATCTTCGTTATCTTCCATCTGCTTATACCTATTTAAAACATCCATCTCACTAGCGTTCTTCAAATAAACCAGTGCATCAAAGGAACTCCCGCCTCCAAACGGAGATGCTTGATTAAGAGCGGCGTCTGTAAAATGTAAACCAAGAGAGTCAGTTATTTCTTTTCTGTATTCTTTGCTGGTGAACCACCTATCATAGAGAATGTGCGGTACTGTTTCATCAAGCGCGTGTTTACAATGATCAATATAAATATCTATGTCTTTCTCTTCGGTGTCTTTTTTTCGAACACAGCTTGCAACCCAGTTGTGAAAGCTCCTAATTACTAAAACCATGTCTGTTTTATAGAAGATATCTGATTTTCCACAGTGCCAAGCAACTTCTTTTAAGGTTTCGCGCTCATGAGTTCCAATAAAAAGCTTGGTATCTTTAGGGTCACAATTTTCAACCCTAGCCATAGTTCCATCCCAGATTCCCCTCATGATACCATTAAACTTGCTCCTGTCTTTTTGTTCCTTTTTCAAGGGGTTATTGAACATAAAATTTATTCCCTTTGAAACTTTCAAATAGAACCACCACTCAGTCATAGTTTTAATATCAAACTTATCTACTCCTTCAGCCTGATGTAAAAGCCATACCGCAATAGCATGATGGCCACTGCGATGCATAGATGGCAGCATAATTTTTCTTGCGTTTTCATACATTGGTCGATTACCCCTCATTCTTTTACCGAATCAGGAGTTAAAAATGGTTGATCAATAACCTTATCTTCATATTGATGCCATTCAGATAATGTCTCCCTCTCCTTATCCATTGCTAAACGCATTTTCTCCATCTCCATCCCAAGCTCGTGTCTCTTTTCGGGGTTTACCATTAAATCAGTAACCCACCCTATAAATGTCTGCTTGGAATCTTCCAGC